AGTATAGATAATTTTATCCGCTGCGGTAGTGAGGCCAGCAATAGAAGCAAGACCTGCGTCGTAAGCCTGTACATCTGAACCAATGGCTACTCCCAAGTTAGTACGGGCTGCAGATGCAGAAGATGCACCCGTTCCGCCATCTGCAACCGTGATGTCTGTAATGCCAGTTACGGCACCACCACTGATAGTGACATTGTTTGCAGCCTGTGTGGCAATGCTACCAAGACCAAGTGAGGTACGAGCAGTAGCACCTGACTCTGCTACAAAGTTACTGCCGTCGCCTACGATGATGTTACCATCAGATACAGCAAGGCCAGCTACGTCTTGAAGTTGTTGGTCAAGCCGTGCGTTGGCTACAGTGCCAGTAAGCTGCGTTGCGTCGATGCTTTTATTAGTTAGTGTCTGGCTACCCGAAAGTGTAGCTACAGTGCTGTCAATAGCAAGTGTGACTGCATTGCCTGTTGCACTGGAGTCAAGGCCAGTACCACCAGAGACTGTCAGAGTTTCTGAGTCAAGGTCAATTGCTATTGTACCAGAATCTGTGGTGATGTCAAGGTCTTCTGCAGTAATTTGTGTATCTACATAATCCTTAACAGCAGCCGTGGTGGGCAGTGAAGTATCGTTGTCACTGGATGCAAGTCCTTCGGACTCAGTTACTACTGCAGCGGCAGCAAGGTCAGCAACCTCTACGTTACTCAGGCTGTTGCCTGTACCGTTGGCATCAAAGGTTTTATTAGTTAGTGTATCGGTTGTAGCACGGCCCACAAGCGTGTCTGTGTCTGTGGGTAGGGTAACAGTACCAGTGTTGCTGATAGAGGCAATGACGGGCGTTGTAAGCGTCTTGTTAGTAAGTGTCTGCGAACCTGTCAGGGTTGCTACGGTGCTATCAATATCAACAGTAATAGTGTTGCCAGAGCCAGTAGTATCAATACCTGTGCCACCAGCAATATCCAGAGTCTCGCTATCAAGGTCGATAGATAATGCTCCACCGGAGTCACCTTGGAAGTCGAGGTCTTGGGCAGTAACTTGTGCATCCACATATGCTTTAATTGCCTTTGCTGACGCAAGAGTAGTATCTGTACCAGCAACGCTAGACAGGTCTGTATCCAGTACACCGGACTTCAGGTTGTCTACTTCAATGTTTGATACAGTGTTGTTATCAACGTCAATAGTTTTGTTTGTGAGAGTTTTGGTGGTTGCGGCTAGGTAGGTGTCGAATGTATCAACAGTGGTCTGACGCATTGTGCCAGCGTCATTAGTCACAAGACCATCACCGCCAGCTACAGCAGTAGTGCCAGCAGATGTGCCACCATCCATAAGATTTAGTTCAGCAGCCGTAGATGTGATTGCTGTGCCAGCATAACTGATTGCATCTACATAGGCAGTGCCATCAATGTACAGGTCTTTGAACTCTTTGCCGCTAGAGCCAAGGTCAATGTCGTCATCTGTGGTAGGCTCAATAACGCCATCCTTGATAACAAGCTGTTCAGTGCTTGTACCAGATACGTCAATGTTAATTTCTACTTGATTGTTGCTATCGTCTACGACAACTTTGTTCTTAGGTGTGGTAGAGCCAGCATCACCAATCAGCCCAATGACTGGACCTTCTGATGCTGTTCCGTCGTGCTTGTGGCCGCTGCTATTATTGAAAGCAGCAAGAACTTGGTCAAATTCATTGTTGCTATCGGCAGCATTAATAACGTCGCCGTCTGTGTACGAGGATTGTCTAGTATACCCTGCCATTAGCGTCTTGCTCCTGCATCAAATTCTAACTGAAAACCTTTAAGTGTATATGGGGCTGATGTTGCATTGTCTACCACTCGCATGGCTACAGCAAAGCCACTTCCCTCTACCGGCTGTCTTACCAATGGGTTTGACTGACCACCGTATGTAGATGTACCATATACGGCTGAACCGTATAGTGCCACTACCAAAGAACTGTCAAATGGATAAGCGGCGGGTCTTGCAGCAGCGGGTGACTCATAGTCATACCGCAAAAACAAATCAGAGTTAATAGCACCCGTAGGTGAGTAGTTAATGATTACACGCTGGAAGTTTTTACGTATACCAGCATCACCCATTGTCATGTCAGGTGAACGATAGCGTCCTATAATGTTTGTACCATCAAATGTATTGCCAGACTCTTGCCTGTATACATATCCGTCATAGCCACCGTGCAGTACGAATGTTTCACCCTGTGCAGTAAACGAGTCAGTCGAAGATGGTTTAAGCCCTTTGATTGTAGAGAACTCAAAGCCTTGTTGCTTGCGGACTGCAATTACACCTGTGATTGTACTTTCAACAGAACCTGCCACAGACTTGAATAGACGATACTGTGTCTTGCCGGGTATAACCGTGCTTTCAAACTCGTCTACGTCAGTATCATCAAACAGTTCTTTGACATTGCCTGATATAGTTCCCAGTTCAACATCATTAATTTTTTCGGTACCTGCAACGGTGCGAAGACCATCTCGCCCAAGGAATACGATGTCACCGGCAAGTTCTTGGACAGTAAAGCCGTTAAGGCATCCGATATCTCTTGTAATTGGCTGGAGTACAAAATCTGCAACTGTGTTACCTGTCAGTCTGTATATACGTTCTTCGCCAAAGATAATCAGTTCATTACGAAACGGAAACAGTGCTGTTACTTGGCTATCAATGCGAATACTACCTGCACCATTAGCTGTACTAAAGTCGCTGTCGGTAAAGGGTGCAGTAAAAATAATCTCTTCGGGATTAGCACTATGCCCTGCAAAAAATAGTGCGTCCTTAAAACCTGTCACAAACTTTGGGTTAGCCGGTGCGCCTGTAGCACTAAGGTCTGTTACCGTAGAGCCATCATACTTGGTAGCGTGGTTGGCACCATCTGCCCAAACAATAAACTCTGTGCCACCTAAGTTATAACGATGATGTGTGTACTTACCTGCGCTAGTACGACCTGTGTCAATCTCTGACCATGAACCACTACCACTAGCTGCTTCAAATACTTTTGTGCCACGTGCAGCAATAACTTTATTGTTACCGTCGAAGAATGCTGACATCAATACCTTTTCAGTAGAGGATGATGTCTGCGGAACAATGTTGCTGTTCCATTTAGTGTGGCCGTTAATCCGTCTGTAGCCACCCCGAACATCCGGCTCAAAGTTTTCTAGTTCAAGAGCCATACCGGGTTGCATCTTAAAGGTTGGCTGGTCAAGGACAAGGCCACCTTCACAGGCAAACACATACGGACTGAGTTGCGCTTCATCAGCCATGTGTTAGCCCCCTGTCGGAAATACTGAAGTACCGTACCGTTGTGATTGCGGAATGTACGTAGAACGCACGTAGCTATAGTTCCTGTTAATAAACAAACTCTGCATATGTTTAATGCCATCTTCAAACCGGGCAAAGTTAATGCCGTACTGCTGTGCCTCACCACGATACTGATAGCCGTATGCGGTGGCACCGTCTACAATTACCTGACGAAACTGTTCAGGAATTGTGGGTGCATCTGTAGCAGCAGACAAGGCAGTCGGCCTTACATATGCGTCATACTTGAGTGTATATGCTTTATCTGGGTAGGGATACAGGCCATAATTGTTATCTGGTGTACGGAATACGTACAGCGGCACTGCACCTACGTCTGATGTACTCTCTTGGTCGATGTGTGTATCGACATACTGGTTATAGTCCATAATGCGCAGCGTTGTACCAGCCACACCAAGAGAGTCATCCTTTGAAATACGGAAGGTCTCGTAGTCTACGTTGTAAATGGTAGCACCAATTGTATAGCGTGTGGTGCCAGCTACAAGAGTTTCGGTCTGAAGTGCGTGGCTAAATGACCACCCGAACTCTCGTTGAAAAATGTAATTGATGGCATCGTTCACAGCATTCTTACACTGTGTTTGAAATCCACGAGATGCAGTAAAGTTAGAACTCGTCAATGATACTTCATTAAAACGAGCCAATACTTCATTCGTGATGTCAAGGTAGGTGTATGCCATCTAAAATCCTTAAAGGTAAAAAGAGAGGGCCAGTTGCCCAGCCCCCTCGTTTAATTAGGCTTGGTCACGGGAAACTTCAGCAGCTTCCATTTCACCAAGTGCGCTTACATCCATCATCACGGCGAAAACACGAATTTCACCAGCAGTAAAGGATGCGCCACCACCAGCAAGGGTGAGGTCCAGAGTGTCCGCAGTACCGATAACAAGGTCAGCAGAGACAGTTACGCTAGGTGCATATGCACCGTCAGCAGCACCGTCAATGTCAAACGCTGTTACGTACTCGTTGTCATCTGCACCCGTGCCAAGAGCAGCGGTTGCGTCAGTACCCGTGTTCTGAGTTGCACTGGAAGTTACCTGAAAACCAGCAGCAAGAATCTTGGTGTTCGCAGGAACAGTGATACACTGTACTACGTCACCGTTAGGATTGATGCTGTTAGCAGTAAGGTCAACGACCTGCTCAACCATGTACGGATTGCGTCCACGCTGGGAGTTACCCATAGCAGGAGCAAGAGTAGCAGTAATTGTAGCCATTTTCTAATCTCCCTTTAACGGACGTTGTAGATGGCGTTAACAAGTGCTTCGGGACGAAGAATCTTGCGGCCATACAAATGCATTCCACGAACAATGTCAGCAAAGCTGTCAGGGTCACGGTAGGTTTCGGTCTTGTTAATCTGCTCTGCAGTTGCAACAGCAGACGAGTGACCAGCAACAATCACACCGTAGTTGGTTGAGTTGGTGTCTGCTTCAGTAGCAGGACCAGAACCAATTGATGGAAGGTTGTTAGACACGTGGATGGTGAAGCCATGAATGGTTCCAGCCATCTGACCATTTTGCAGACCAGAACCGCCGAAGTCAGCGTTGAACAGACGTGAGTCTTCGTCCTTCAGAAGTTCAGCAAAAACTGGGTCAACTACGAGCCAGCGGCCTTGCGAGTCTACATTTTGCTGGTCCAGTTTACGACCCATACGGGCAATAACTGACAGCGGGTTGGCGTTACCAGCAGCAGTAGGTGCTGCAGTATTACCAGTACGAACGGTCAGAGCAATCGAGTTGCCACCAGAACCGGCGTTAAAGTCGCTGCCGTCCAGCTTCATGCTTGTAAGCAGTTCGTCCGAACCGGCGGTAGAAACAGCTACGGAGCCGTTTGTTACGTCGTTTGCGGTGTCTGCATTTGCATGCAGAGCAGACTGCTTAAAGCCTGACAAGTAGCCAAGAACGTCTTGGTCAAACTGGTCAGCAAGGCGGTAAGCCGCACGGTCACTTGCCAGAGACTGGAAGTTAACGTGGCTGTGTGCCTCTTCAATGTCATCAACCTTAAACGCAAAGTAGTTAGCTTTGTCGATTGTCAGGCTGAAGTCTTCGTCGTCAAGGTCTTGCGGCGTGATGGTTGTACCACGGGCGTAAGCCTTAACTGTGATTTCGGGTTCTTTGATGACCTTAACGGAATCACCCATTTGAGCAATCTCACCGAAGTAATCGGAGTTTGTGATTGCTTCACAAACAGCGGCCTTGCGGAAAGCAAGTTGCACCTGTTTGCTGTAAATGACGGGCGAAAAATTACCGTTAGGAAGGTTACCATACCCGGCAGCGGTAGTGAATGCCATGATGTTTCTCCTAAATTAGCATTTTACAGATGCAAACTCACCAGACTAATCAGAGGCTGATTCACTATGGGTGCGT